ATTCTATAGGAGAAGTTATCTTACCTTTGTGTTTACATCCTTCACAACCTGAGGGACGTAAGCTTTCAAATTGTTTGCAAGTGTGAGGACCTGGAATAGCATTAGCTTTAGCTTCTGTTTTAGCATAATCATAATCAGGATGTCTTTTAGATATGTTATGAATAGCTGCTTCAGCATCTTCACAAAAGGCAGCAATAGATAATCCTGAACGCCATAAGGGTTCTTCAATAGTAGCTTGTTTAGTTACAATATGTGTAATTTGTGCGCAGCCATCGTCTTTACTACAACGTTCTAATATCTTTTTAAATTTAGAAGAGTTGTTACCTAGTATAGCTTTTGTAGCTTCATCTAATGGACGTTTAGCACGAGGTTTATCTGTAAGATGAATGGGAATTAATCTAGCTAATTCATCAAAAGGCGTAGGTATACCTTCATTAAGAACGGCAACTTCTACAGGGTTAACCACATCTTTAAAGTTTTGTGTGCCTGGAACTCTTAATATACGTGACATGTCTGCAGTGCAAGCACCATCAGCTTTTAATCCATGTTTAACACATAAGAACTTTAAACCTTCTGCTACAGGTTTCCATACGGCTTTATCTATAGGTTCTGTTAAAAGCCAATAACAATGAATGCCATTACCCGAATCTACTATTGTTGGAGCAGGTAATCCTGTCTTGTCTGTAAACTCTCGTAGTGCTATTAATGCATCGTCTTTAGTTTCATAGTCTTTCCATTTACGTTTTTTACTATCAAAACCACAATCAATATCTAACCAAAAAATACGTTGTTCTTTAGCATTAATACCTTTACGTTCTGTAGGTTCAATCCATGTTGAGCATGCAAAATAAACATCTTGTTTATCTTCTAAAAATTTGTTGGATATTGAAATTGCATCATCGATAGTTTTTACAAATTTGGGAGTGACTATATTTTTTTGATCTTTGCCGCAGATACAATAGTATCCATCATCGGGCCATACAGATTGTAAAAATTCTTTTGTTTGCATTATTCTCTCGAAATAAGTTGTGTTACTAAAATTGGGTAGGGGCTTTATACCGCCCCTAAGGTATTACTTAAGGTTCATTTTTGCCATCAAAGCAATCAACTTTTGTTCTACTCTTTTTGATGGTCTTGTTTTACCCGAAAACCAATCATACACCGTTTGTCGTGAAACGTTAAGTTCTTTCGATACTTGACTAGCGGGATACTTTAGTGCTATGCAAAGTTTACCTAACAATGTTCCTGTGGTCTCCTTAGCTCTAGCATTAGCCTCGATAATTACTTGGGAATAGCCACGCATAATTATGCCCAATCTGATACTAAATCATCTAAACTAACATCACCTTGATCAACTTTTGGTGCTGCAGGTTGTGGTGCTGGTGGAGGAGTAGGTTTCTCCGCTGCACGAACTGTAGGTTCAGGAATATCATCTTCAACTTTTGGTGCGGCTACTTGAGGACGATTGATAGGTTGTTGTTTCTTTTGTTCAAACTCTTCTCCATCATCTTCTTTATTAATATTTACTGATAAAGTAATAGCACGTTTAGCTTCTTCTGAAGTTGATTTTGCAGAACATGCAGCATACTCTTCATCATTAAGAATACGAATAGCTTTAAAGCCAATCTTTGTGCTTGATGAGTCTTCATCAAAAGATACGCGTGATACAACAGACATCAAGTTCTGACCATTAGCACGAACGTAATCTGTATATTCATGTAATGGTTTACAATCTTTTGTACCATTACCAAATATTGATTGTGCAGGTAAAGTCATTTGATACACATCGCCCTTCATATCATCAGCACGAACCATAGCAACACGTCTACTAAAACGACATGCTTTAGTGCCGTTAGCACCTGAGCCTTTAATATTTTGTGGACATGCTAAACATGTATCTGCTTGTTTCTCTACAACGGCTTCATCAGGCTTTTGACTATCTGATGTCCAACATGTTGGAGGTGGCATCTTTTCGCCAGGAACATACGCTTTAGAAAAATACATTCTATGCACATGCGGTGACGCATTAACAATAACCACATCAAGCGCGTCTTGATTTGATTTCTCTACTTCTTTACCATTAACCATTAATCTAAACTTACCACCACGTATAGATATACGTTTAGAAGTTACTGAACTACCAGTAATATTGGCAGTAAACCCATCATCCCTACGTGTATGTGTTGCTACTGCGGTGCTACCAAATACGTCTAAATCTGTACTCATACTTCCTCCTTGTTGTCTCTACTTTTTGTTATTCGAACTGTGTATTCACTTGTTGCTTGTAAACCTGGCGGATGTTTGTCAGGATTTTGCTCTAAGTATTCTTTTATTGATGATTGAACTAATTTCTTTTCAAAAAACTCAGGTAATTTATTTTCTAATATAAAGTCATACATACTAGTCCAATCACTTGTCCAATACTTTGTTTTTAATATACGTGATATAGTTCCTGCTTTAGTTTTTAAACTAGATACATTAAGTGTTCTACATGCTTCATTAAGTGCCATATCTACTTTATCTCGTTGCACTTTAATATCAGATATCTGTTTTTCTAATTCAGCAATTTTATCTCTCATATTAATTGAAGCTTGCATCAGCTTCTCAATCTTATTATCATCTAATTCCACATTTACTCCTTTCAATAATTAAGGATAACAGTATAACACCCTTATTTACAATGTCAACTATTTTTATAACTATGTAAAACCCATTCAGCAAATCTTATTAACTCTATAGGTGTAGCATTGTGTTTCATTGTGTTAGCCCTATGGCTTATAACTTGTATATTTCCTTTTATGTAACCCTTTGAATTATCTATTCTGTCTAAAGATGGAGAGTTAGGAGTAGGTCCTGTACTCTTTCCTTTAGTATAGATTTTAACTATTGGAATGCCTAATATAGGGCATAGGATCGGTATATCTATATCTGTTTTATCTATATTAAACTCAAGTCCTTTTTCCTTTGCTCTTCTTTTTGCCATTGAACATAAAACTCTTTCAGGATGTTTTATTCTATAGTTAGCACTATGCTCTGCATAGTCTTTATACTTATCTTCTATATAATTTTTGACATGCTCTTTATTTGTATTACGCCATTCTTTATAATATTCTCGTCTATCTTTAGGCATCATTAAACTCCTCTTTGTAAAGGTCTACTAATTTAACGTGGTTATCAATCTTGCCTTGCAACATTTTGTAAATTTTTTGTTCGACAGGTGAACCTTGTAGGTGCACTACGGTCATCTTGTTTTTTTGTCCCGCCCTATCAACCCGAGCGCAACATTGTATGTAGGTTTCAACAGACATAACAGGTGACCAAAACACAACTACGTTAGCTGCGTGGAGGGTAACACCATGTGATGCAGCTTGAGGTTGGATCACTAATACTTGAGGTTGTTTAGTTTCTTGAAAGCGTTTAAATATATCTGTTCGCGCATTCATTCCTACATCACCATGTATAGCTTCACAAGAGATATGATCTTTATTTAACTCAGACATAATCTTTTCAATGCTGTGGCGGAAAGGACAAAAGATAAGAATTTTGTGGCTGGCTTCTTCTATTATTTCTTTTAAAGCAGTCATACGATTAGATATATCAAACTCTATAATTTCTCTGTTGTCTGAATATATTGCCCCTGCACTTACTTGTAGAAGTTTAGTAAGCATTACCCCTGCGTTAACTACAGTAATCTCTTCACCTGAAGTTTCAAGATACATATCTTTCTTTAATTTTTTATAATACTTTTCTTGTTGTGGGGTGAGCGGAACTTCACGAGTGGTATATAGAACATCGGGTAAGTCAAGACATTCATCTTTGGTATATCGAATGGCAGGTTGTAATGTTTTAAATACAATATCCTGTGCATTAAATCTAGGCACCCAGGTGAACTGGCTAACTTTTTGCATTACCATATCCTTAAATGTTCCTGCATATTTAGGTACGGATGCGGGGTTCACAAGTCTAGCCAGTCCATATGCGTCAGCTGGTGATTGAGCAGCGGGTGTTCCTGTCATAAGCCATAACCATGTCTGAGGTGTTAGCACACGATTTAATGACTTCCAGCGACGTGTCGTGACAGTCTTGACATAGTTTGCCTCATCGACAACTATTAAATCAAAACCGCCAGATTTAATTTCTTTTTCTACTATTTCTATACCGTCATAGTTAATTATAACTACGTCTGTATTTTCTGCAAATACTTTCTTTCTTTTTTCTGCACTACCATGAGCAATTCCTACAGACCTGTGCATAGCTGTTTTAAAGAAATCTGATTGCCATGCTGCTTGCATAATAGATAAAGGGCATACAACTAACATGCGTCTTATTTTACCTAAATTCATTAAGTAATCAGCTGCCCATATTACTGCGGATGTTTTACCTGTTCCCGCTTCACTCAAACAATAGGCACGTTTATGTGCTGATAAAAATTCAGCGGTTGTTTTTTGATGATCGAATGGTTTATGAATACCTGGAAAGTTATAGTCACGTGTTATAGGAGACGGAGGGTTTTTAACTTTCATGTCTGATAAAGTTAACACTTCATCTAGCCCCCAATTAACTACAACTTGGGTAACACCATTATCGTAAGTTTTTAGAATCTTACTTTTTGGTATTTTATTTATAATTAGTTCAGGGCGCTTTGTGTTTACAATCAACGCCTTGTCTTTGTATACTTCCAATGCAATCTCCTAATGAATAAAAATAGACGTGCCACCGAGAGAGGTAGTGACACGTCTACACACTGCAGTGTTAACACCTAGACGAAAGGTTACTTGATAAGGAACTTCTATTGTTAACTGGCGCGGTTTTAACGCACTCACGCCTTGCGTTGGAAAAATTATTTTTTCTTAGTTACGTTTCTCTTTAACGAACCATCACCATTGCGTGGGAACGAACTGTTCGCACTCTTACTTTTAATTCTCATATTGCTTGGTGTGTTTGAACCACCCTTACTTAGAGGCACGATATGATCTACATCTTTACCATCACCCTTTGATACTTTACCAGCTTTAATCATCATTCGTCTAGCTTTATTTCTAGCTACACGCTTTTTAATTTGATCAGGCTGTGCCTTGTATTCGTTTTCTTTTTGATAATCTCTTTCTTTAGCCATATACATTCCTTAAAGTTATTTGTAAAGCACTCTAGGTCAAATCAAGGACCCTTAATAAAAACCTTGCTAAAGTGCTTTAAAAATATAAAACATTTTTTACTTTCCCCAATGTGAGCATGATTGAACAGGGCAGAACTTCCTACATGCAAAGTTTGGGACTGCATTAAAAACCCCTGTCTGATGGGCAGTGTCTATCCTATGTGTTATTTTACCCCATTCTGCAAACATTTCATCTAATTTGTCAATTGTATAGTCTTCTTTTAATATCTCTTTACTTACTAGAAAAACCAATCCAGACTTGACTTTTAACATATCTGGGAAGTGTTTAAATATAGCTACACTAAACAAGGATAGCTGTCTAGTATCTGCATACTGACTAGACTTGCCTGTTTTATAATCGATCAAGGTAGCTAACTTAGTTTCAGGGTTGATAACTAGTAAGTCCACAACACCACGCCACCAAACATCTTTAGCAAAGAAGTCACAAGGTTCTAAGTCTTTGGTTAAACCTAACTTATACTCACAATACTTATCCCCTGGAATTGCTATTAACTTGTCAAGGGTTGGCTGAAACATATCAAACTTAGTAGGCAGCGGAGTTGCGTTCTTAACGTATAACTCACAAGCTTTGTGAACTTCGTTACCATAAAGAAAATGTTCTGTATTCGGGTCTTGCTTAATATCTTTTGCTACATACAGGTGATAGTATTGCTTAGGACACTTCTCAAATGTTGTAGCACTTGAGTAAGACCACGTTTTAAACTCAGCCAATTGGGGTTCTCCTTGCTATCTCTTTAGCAATTTTTGCTTTATGTTTACCTTCTTCAGCTTTATCTAATAACTCATACAGCTTTTTTATAGACAAGGCTTTTAATCTATCTTTACCTGTTCTTGTTTTAAACGGATCAGCATGCCGTCTACTTTTGTGTATTTGTTGTGTCGCCATGATCTACCTTTTGGACTTCGCCTGTTGATTTATTAAGTTCATACTCGGGTAAAACTTCTTTCTTTTTCTTACCAAAAATCAAATCCCAATTTTTTTCAAACTGTTCGTTGTTTGGTTTAGATTGTAACCAATCGCCTGTTACATCATTACGTGCGGTCTTCTTCATATGTTCCCTTTACTATCTTTATTACGTCATCATAACTATGTATATATGACTTTAAGCAATATGCAGTTCTTATAGCATTAGGTTTACATTTTACACTATGTATTTGCTTTACGTCTAATACATATACATCGCCATAGTTTGCTTTAAATGTACCTATTACATCTAAATCTTTTTCTTGATATAGCGCACCGTCTGTTTGATTGGGTAGCTTTTCAATATAAGGGGTAATACCATCTTTAATTTTATAAAAACTTGTTATGCCCTCAGCAGTGTCTACATAAAAATTAATAACTGCCTTAATCTTTGTATCAATGTGCGGTATTACATTTGCTATATTTATTAATATTAGCGCGGGTTCAAAATCTTTTCTATACTCTTTAGGTATTATTTCTAGTAACTCATTACTTGTTTTACTATCTATTTTATATGTGGTGTAACCATAAAACTGTCCACCAATAGTTCCACCATATCTAACAAGAACTTCGTTTTCATTCTTTGTATGTAAATTATGTTTTTGAGTGAGTATTTGAAACACTACTTAGCATCCATATAGTTATCACCTACGCCTACCTCACAACCAAGCGGTAAGTCACTACACCATGTTGGAGCAGTAGTCATACATTTTTTAACATACGCTACACATTCATCTACTTCATCTTCGGGACATAGCATAACTAACTCATCATGCACAGTCATTACTACATCATACACTTTCGCCACTTGAATTAATTGTTCCCCTATTATATCACGAGCCAATGATTGTATACAGCGTTGAAATGTTTTAGATGGGTGAATATATTCAGGGATTATTGTTCTGCCCATAAGCTTATCGTATGCCCATGACTCCCCTGTATCCGTCTTTAACTTCCTAAGGTTAGGTAATCCTAGCATCATGCCATTAGGTTTCATCATACCTTCGTGAGGAACACTAGTTATAATACTACCATTACCCATACGATATAATTGACCTGCTCTTATACTTTCAAGCATCGTGCCTGCATCCTGCCAAGCTTCAACAAGTTCGGGATTAGCACGTCTGTAAGCATATACAATGTTTTTAACTTCGTTAAGTTCTTTCTTTACACCACCTTGTTTTAAAATAGAGTGCATCTTGTTAGCCCCTACCCCATAGATACCTGATAAGTTAACTACCTTAAATATATAACGTAAGTCTTTATCAACTTTATCATATTCAATACCTGTAATTTCCGATGCTGATTGTTTATACAAATCAATACCATCTTTAATCTGCTGTATCTTAGCCGATGATTGAGCAAACCAATAGGCTAGTCTTAACTCAATATTACTTAAGTCAGAGGCTACAAGTTTCCATCCTTTAGGCGCGCATATAGCTCGTCTTAGCTCTGATGTTCTAGGCAGGTTCTGTAAGTTAATACCATCAACACCACTCCATCGATGAGATACCACTGCCCCTGAATACTTTAACGGAACGGGTAGCTTACCTCGGTTGGCTATTTGAATAAAGTTTTCTGTTCGGGTTTCTTCGAGCGTAGATTTATTGCCAATACGCGCTGCAGCAAGTGCTTGCACATGTGGTTTCTCATGATCCAATAAATCTTTAAATCCTTCATCAGTCTTCGCAAAAGCATACGTTTCCTTTCCTGTGGTTGCACTAATTTTAACGGGGGGTTCTACACCTTGTTCAATAAGTAACTCAGCAAACTTAGGGTTACTCATCAGTAATTCTTTATCTACGGATACAGAGGCTAGTAGTTTTTCTTTAGCTTCTTTAACTTCGTGGAGATGTCGTATTAACAAACCTTTATTAAGTTCTAATTTAGGTTCTGTAAACATACGGATAGTTAAATCTATAAGACGCATCTCAGGGGCAGTAAACTTATTCTTCATTTTATAAAACAACTGACGAGTAAGTTCTACATCATTGATACAATACTTGGCGTAAGAAGCCATTTCATTTGAAGTAAAATCTAATCTATGTTTACCTAAAGCATCGCCTACTTCTGTGCCTTTAACTCCTATGCCATAGAATGTTGATAGATTAGCTAATGATACAGACTCAGTAAGTCCATGTAAGATTTGACCCATACTCATGGTATCAAACAAACCTAGTGGATGAATGTCAAATATCCATGAAAGAATAGCCGCATCAAAACGCATGTTGTGTCCCAATACAAAGCTATTTTCTAAGTCAAACCCTTTAAGAAAAGTTTTTATCTCGTCATGAGTGCCTGTGTTCCAATAGGTTGTTGTGCCATCGTTGACCGCAACTCCAATAACTTCAAACATATCACTACGAATATATTCTTCGGTAGTAAATTTCTTTAATCCATACTCTTTATCGTAGTATGTTTCAAAGTCAAGCGTGATTAGTTTAGGCATTACTTACCCCTAACGCGGGCTTTGACTGCATGCTCATATATAGCCGCAATGTCAATAACTTCCTCTGACTTTAATCCTTTAGGTCTGATTTTGATAACACTATGATGAATGGTAACGATTAAGTTTCTTTCGCCACGATCAAAAGTCGTAGCAGATGTTTCCCTAGTAGTAGGGTTAGTTGATTTTGTAGCCATTACTCTCTCCTTTATTTGCGTCTATTGACGTTATAGTCCCAATCGTCAGCACAATCTTTATCGCACCAACGTCTTGAGTCATTAAGTTTCGTGCCACAATTTAAACAGTGACCCGTTCCTTCTATATATTTAATACCATCCAATTCCTTACGGCGGAGGGTATCTTCAAGTTCTAACCTTGCTTGTGTTTTATCTGCATCATCTGACATATTTAAGCTTTTGTAATACCAATCGAATTATAAGTAAGTCTATCACTAAAGAGAAAGTATAGGGAGCATCTTCCTCTAAAAATTTAAGTTCTAAGCCTACCATAACTCCTGATATTAACGCAAGCTGAAATACCCACATTATTTAGAATTCACAGATTGTTTCTCTACAAATGCTACTAACTCATTAACATACCATTGTGCTTTTTTCAAGTCCATAAGTGTTGACTCTTTTAATCCTGCTCTTGACAAATACTTAATAGCAGTTAAACGTAAGTGCCCTGAAAACTCTTCGGGTGTTGACTTAGCTTCCATATAATCTATAGTCTCAATCCCACCATGTGTGTAGTGTGGTGGTTGATTGACCATGTCTTTTACTTGTTTGTATTTCTTTAATATCTTTTTTAACATTGTCATGTCAAAGTCTCCAATCTTTGTTCTAAAGCTTCTAAATCATTTTCATTTACAACTAGGGCAATGCCTTCATTATCGCGTATAGCTTCAAGGTTTCGTAGCTGTAATTCTGTAGGGCGATTAGTTCCTGCCTTACATTCAATACCTACAAACCTACCTCTAATACAAGCAACAATGTCAGGCACTCCTATACTTGTGTATGCGCCAGCAACGGGGAAAAAATAATATACTCCCCGCGCCTTTAACATTTTAACTACTTGTTGTTTAACCCATTTTTCTTTTATGGGTTGTTTCACGTTGGCATCTCCATAATCCGTCTTACAACTTCAGCTTTCTTGTTATGGAATTCCATAGACTTTTGATCAAGTAACCTTTGGTCTATTTGTTTTCTAAACGCTGTATCTATTCGTAACATAGCCGCTTTATAATCTAGATACACTGCATCTGTAGGGTTCTCGGGAATAATAAAAAATTGCCCATCTCTGACACCAATGTTTTCTACAAACTTACCTGTCTCTGTAAGTTTAAGTATAGCCATCTTTTCTTTATCTTCTTGTGGCACGATGGATGAATTTTCATCCATGACGTGATATATTTTCATATGTTCTCCATAATTTGATTTACACGAGCAAGTATTTCTTGTCTTGCACCTTTACTATCGCGTAACTCATCAGCTGTAACTCCTACTAATGATTGTTCTAATGCTTGTCTTGCGTGTTCTAATTTTGGGTCTTTTGTTACATTAAGCCTTGTTAATAGATTTGTCAACTCTAACGCATTATCTACTAAACTATTTCTGAATATCTTTTTATCATCGCCACTCAATCTATCTACCATATGTTCTAGTGTATTGTGTAACCTAGACCATGCGTCACTCATAGCGGCTTCAACGCGACCTTCATATGCTTTCTGATATTCTTTCTGCATCTCATCTCGTATGTCATCTGCGATGTCAACACGGAAGTCCTTTGTTTCAGGCACAGGCATAATAGTATAACGCAGATTAAACTTAGATGCAATCTTGTCTGCATCGGGATATTCATTTCTATCAAACAACTTACCCAATTTAAATGCCATACTTAATATGATGTTTGGGTATTGTTGTATAAACGTATTGATACGAGATTTAAATTCCGCTTCATAGATACCTAGCTGTTGCTTGTAATCAAAGAAGTTATTCATAGGTAATAACCTTGTGCCTGTATCTGACCAAGGCAGAGTTTGTCTACCATGCCAATCACGAATTTCATTTGCTAACTTTGTGATAGCATCTAGTTGGTCTGAACCTGCAAGGATATGTTTGTTATAATTACCTGCCTTGATGGTTGTGTTTTTGTTTATATCAATTTCTTTAGACAC